TGTCATTCCTTGACCACCTATCCGGGTGTCTTCTCTCAAGCATCCATGCAGAGGCTTGCCATTGCTTCTCTGCTGCCCTTTGTACGATGGCTACGTTCCTAACCTCTGCTTCTGCTTCAGCCTCTTCAAGTCCCTTTAGGAAGTGATAGTAGACGCAATTATCGTTGCCCTTGGATTCTGACTGTTTGCCCTTGCTCACCCAGTTGCGTAGGGTCGTGCTGCATATCCCTGCAAACTGACAAGCTACCTCTTTGTAGTTTCCTGCTCTGATGGCTTGATAGATTCTCTTCTGAACCTTCGGATTCAGCTTACTTGGTGACACGGGCTTGGCCTCCTGTTTTCTTGCTCTCTATGATAACCACTGCCGTCTCACCTCAAGCGCAATCCGCTGCATCATAAACGGCGGAACGCTCATGCCCATAAGCCATTTCGCCTTTGCTGATGGGCCATCGGGCCAAATCATATCCCCTGGAAAAGTAGAACAAGCGTGCCACTCGCATAAACACAGATTCCGCGGCTCTGTCGGGTGCATTGCGTCATCAACGTGGGCCGTCAGTGTTGGTGCCGGCCGACGATTAGATAGCTTTACTTTTGTAAAATACATACCCCGCGGGTGTACGCTTCCGAGGCTTTTTCCTTGAGCACATCGCGGCCAAAACCTCAACAGGCAAGGATATAGTCCTATGCCTTTCTCGTGCTGATGCTCCTTTAGTGACTCCCACTCTGAAACCTCCCCAAAGGTAATCGGCTTTTCTTTGAAATCAAGCCTGATTGCGGGTCTTTGGGTGTCCTTTCTCCGGGACACGAAAAAGACCCTCTGCCGAGCTTGGGGTACCCCCATTTGAGCTGCATTCAATTTGAACACTTGCGTGGTGTAGCCAGCAGAATCAAGCTCTTTGAGTATCTCCTTAACATAACCTTTTGCTTTCCCCTGAATGACGCCAACCACATTTTCCGAGATTATTATCTTAGGTTGTAGCCTTTTTGCGAGGGCTATAAACTCAAAGAACAGATCATCAAGACGCTGATGGGCCTGCCCTTCATCGAATTTCTTTTTCCGACCCCAGTCTTTTTCTCTGTTTCCTGCTATTGAAAATGAAGTGCAGGGGGGCGAGCCATCAAGGATATCGAGCTCAAATAATTCGCTCGGGAGGTCCTTGTCTATCATATCCCTAATCGAGCAAACAAAAGGGTGTTTAGGTTTATGGTTTGCATTATAGACTGCGAATACTTTTGGATCTATTTCGTTGCACCCGATGACATCAAAGCCCGCTAGCTTGTAACCCATGGTTGACCCACCAGCACAAGAGAAACACGAAAACACGGTACCCGCATCTTTGGGCATATAAGCATCTGCTAAGTTCCACAGGCCGGTTATTTTTTCAGGGATCTTCACTTTTCCTCTGTCCACTCAAATGCACACCGAGGGCACTTGTGGTCAAAGTTTTCAAACTCACCCAAATTCAACTCGCCGCCATCTTTCGCTGTGTACTCTTTTGAGACCTCGGTCAGTAGCTGCTCAAGATCGGTCGGCTTATATCCCGTGCCCTCTAACCCGCAAGACTCATTGAGCTCAGTGAGAAGGGAAGCAAGGGCACTCTCGTCATAGCTAGCCATGTCGTTGGTGCGATTGTCAGCAAGCATAATTCTGTTCGCGTGCTCTTCCTCAACATCAACCCAGGCAACAGGGATAACCGAGGCTCCTGCCTCCTTTGCTGCTTTCCACCGATGGTTACCTGCTAAGATAAACCCGGTTGACCTCTGAGCTATCACCGCTCCATAGAACCCATTCGCCTCAATAGACTCCTTGATTGCTCCCGTATCGCCTGTCCTCGGATTCCTTGGATGAGCTTTCAGCTTTCCAATCTCTACCTCTTCAAATTCCTGCTCTATAAGCACTTCATGACCTCCCTTCTGGATTCATCGCCTTCTCAACTCTTGCCCTGATGATGTCGCAATACTCGGGTGATATCTCAGCCGCTATAACTTTGAACCCTTCACGCTCTGCTGCAACTAGAGTTGTCCCACTTCCTGCGAATGGCTCAAGCACAACTGCATTCTGTGGAGTGACTAATCTAAGCAGCCATCTCATCAGCTTGGTAGGCTTGACCGTAGGGTGATAGTTCTTGACCTCGCTGGCTGTCCTTCCTGCCCCTGCTCTTGGGTTCTCAAGTCCTGCTGTATCTTCATTCCTTGCAACTGCATCAGCGCCAGACATCCCAGGCAATTCATCACAGCCCTCTTCACGCTCACCCCTTGACGGCTTAGGGCAGTAGTAAATGTTTGCTGGCCATCGGCCGAGGTCGGACATCTGCACAGCCTCGGTCGGGCCGCGGTGCGGCCCGTGCAGCGTCGATGCTCCGCGCCGGATGTCCTCGTGCTTCTCAGCCGGCCCAGGCCAAGACTCATCGCCATAAGCAATCCGGGTTGCATCAATGTTGAGTCCACCCGTGCCCCACTTCAAGACATTCTCTGCAACTGTTCCTTCTAGCGGTTTACGTGCAAGTACAGCAGGCTCAAAGCTAGGCTTGAGCGCTGTGCCCCAGCCTGACCAGGCCTTAGCGTCATCGGTTGAGGGCTTTGTCAGGTCCGGGTTGCGTTGCAGGGTCCACGCGGCTGGGGATGCCTGGTCTTTGCGGTAGTTTGGATTCTCCCCCACGATCTCCCGCTCAGCCCCATGCTTCGCATCAATCGCCTTGCTAACATCCAAACTCTTCGGGAATCCTTGCCATTGTAACCAGCCTATCTGGTCTCTGATTTCAAACCCAGCGTCTTCAATCGCTACAGTCAATCGATGCACTGTCCTAGTTGCTGCAAAGGCTATCAGATGACCACCGGGCTTAAGCACTCGCAATGCCTCTTGCGCAAACTCATCACCAGGTACAGCAACATCCCAATTCTTACCCATGAACCCAATGCCATAAGGAGGGTCAGTCACAACAGCATCAACGCTATTAGGCTCTAGGCTTCTCATCAGCGCAAGGCAATCAACACAGTGCAACCTATGTTGACCTAGCTTCACAACCTCGCCTTGCTTAGTCCTTGCCTCTATGCGCTCAGGGATTGCGTCAAGGGCTTCATTCTCTGCATCCCTCTCGTCTTGGCTCTGGCTTGGCTCTGGCTCTGGTGATACTTCAGTTAGCAGCTGCTCAAGGTCTTCAGGCTTGTAGCCTGTTCCCTCAAGACCACAAGACTCATTCAACTCTGCAAGTAGACTTGCAAGCTGGCTTTCATCATAGCTCGCAACATCATTAGTTCTATTGTCAGCTAGAAGGATTCTCAAAGCATGGTCGTCATCTACATCAACCCAAGCAACTGGAACCTTGTCCTTGCCTTCTGCCTTTGCAGCCTTCCATCTGTGATTACCTGCTAAGATTCGGCCTGTTGACCTCTGGGCTACGATTGCACCGAAGAATCCGTTGACGTTTATGCTCTCGCCAATTAGGTCGATGTCTCCATTTCTAGGGTTGCCAGGATGCATTTTTAGCTTCCCAATTTCAACTTGTTCAAACTTCTGCTCTAGCTCCATTTTTTATTGCCGCCACTTTCAAGCATAGGCACTTACCCTGCTTGCACCCTATTGTACCTGAATTCACCTGGGGCACTGTACCAAAAAACACCCGAAAAACTCAACTACAGGTTTTCAGCAACTACACAAAATGGTCAACAGCTAATCCCGGAAACGTCTCTCACGTCTCTCACGTCAATTCTGTTTTCGTCTGCTGGGGAGCCTCTGGCAGACGGTTTATAATTGCCCCGACTAAATTTGCCCGTTTTTAGTCGGAACAACTTCAGCCCCAACAGCTGTGATATAATTCCGCAGGGGATACCGTTCGTCTCTCATCGTCTCTCACTGATTAGTGCTTGCATATCTGCCCGGGTCTCTTAATTCCCTCGCTCCTATGAATCATCCATGTTTCACGTGAAACGCCATAGGCCAGGGTTGACAATAGAAACATTAGCTCTTCAGCCGTCTCAAGCCCCGCAATCCTGGTTGCTCGTTTGACCTCTTCGCCCAATCGTCTCAATAAGAGCTTGTCTTGATGCCTCCGCATAAACTCTGGGTCTGTCGCGCCTCCGCCTTGCTGCTTCTTTTTCGGGGCACGGCCGTCTGCGGTTCCCCACCTCACGCCATCATAATCGATAACCCTTCCATAACCTTCGTGGGGATGTTTCCACTCGTCTGACCAATCTTTGCTAATTCCCATTTTTCTTGCCTCCACAAAATGCTGATAAATGTCTGATAGTTGGGGCACTATACGTGCCGAAGTTCTCGATTGAGTCCCACTTCATGCACAGTCTGCAGTGCCGGCGATCGGCTTCATAGTTCTCGGCAACTTCGTCGATCCCTATTCCGTATGCTCTGAGTCTGTTCGCTGCTTGCCGATACCTTGCAGGATAGGGCTTTTCGCTGCTAAGCAGTATTTTCAACTTGCCGGCATTCATCCCGAATCTTTTTGCGACTTGATATTGGGGCAGGTCTGAATTCGCTGCCCAGTATTTTCTTATCCGGTCCCTAAGCTCAATCATGTCTGCAAGTGTGAGTTCTGCCTTTATTTTTCGCATCTGGTCTGCACCTGTTTCCAATACCACTGCTCCTCTTTGTCACCTTCTGCATAGATGTCATGCTTAGCGTATTCCCT